GCACCATAATGAGTCTGTAGTTCTTTAAGTATTTGTTCTTTAGAAAGTGGCTTCCCCTCTTTACGATAAGAGAAATCCTTTTCAGACGCCTTTGCAACCCCTCTAGATTTTATAATATCGATTTCTTTTTCATCTAAATCAGATAACTTATCTAGAGATTCTCTCCATGGATCTTTAGGACCAAACCTTTCTTTTAGCTTCTTAAGAGGGTTTAGAATAAACTTATTAGTGTTGCTACCGGGAATAATTTCTTCTCTAGTATATTTGGCAGCAGCATTTAGTTTTTCTTTGGCCTTTTTATTATATTCATCTGTGAATGGCAAATTCCAATCATCAATCTTATTAAAGGTTGGATTAGGATTTGGCTCTGGTGCCTTTGGTAACGGAGGTCTTGGTTTCTGTTCTACAGATTCTTCTTTAGGATTTGGCCAATTACCGCCTCTTGGCCATGGAGGAGGTTCTAATAATTTTACAGGATCTATTGATGGTTGTTTAGTTAACTCTGGTTTGGTCGGTGTTTCTAATTTATCTTCAGGTTGCAAGGATTCTTGATCACCGACATCAAGCATAGCAGATGATAGCGGACTTACTTTTTCAGATGATTCTTCAGCCTCTTTGGCATCTTCTGCATCTTGCGCTTTAGCTACCGCATTTATAAAGTTATATAATTTTTTATCAGCCGGTTTCGGTGTATTTTTTTCAGATAAAGTCCACCAGTCACCATTTATGTCTTTAACATAACGTTCTGGTTTTTGTCCCGGAAATGATACAATATATATTTTTCTTCCAGCCACTACCTGCTCTCCATCTTAGCAATTTTATCTGCAATATGTTTTTGTAACAAACCAACATAAATATCACGTTCGAAGGGCATTAGAGATTCAATCTCTGTTATAGAATAATTATGATGCTGGGCCAAATTAAACATTAAATAATAATAGTTCAATAAAGTATTATGACTCAGCACCATTAAAAAAAATCGCGATAGCCCTCCAGAACGATCTTCACTTCTTTTCCAGTATTGTTGATATATTCTAGTTCATGTTGTATTTTTGGCATAGTATCAATAAAAGTTTCTTTAATTTTATTGAATGATTTGCCACCAAGGTTTCCAAGCCATTCTACTTTTTCTTCAATAGTATAAAGGGAAGTATCGTAAAAATCTTCTCCAGAGACAATCGAATCTAAACATGCCGCAACAAGTTCAATTTCATCATCTTCAGTGGATTTAATTTTACCGAGCATTTCCATAGTTGGATATTTAAAAGTCAGAACTGTCTTTTCATCAATTTTAACTGTAGTGCTATGATTATTTGATATTACTGGCTTAATGGTATCCAAATCAATATCAAAGGATCTTACTTGGCCATCTTCTTTATCACGATATCGAAGTGTTGAAATATTAGATACAGATTTTGATCTAAGTTGAATTATCATATGCTCGATATCGAATAATGGCAGTTTATCCACATCAATATCAGAAATACAACAGTTGTTAATAACTTGCTTTATTGCATTCATGATATCTTTTGAATCTTTACTTTCTTCGGCAATCAACATTATCTTTTCTTCTCGTACAGTAAAAGGTCTATATTTTACTGGAGAATTAATAGATATCAATTTAATCTCAAAAGTAGGATGATCAATCGTAGGCAACTTCATTTTATATTCCTCTCATTATTTTGGGACATTTCCGGTAACTGGTATGTTTGTTACCTTTGCTGGTTGATTTGAAGTAGAAAGATTGGATATAGTCTGTCCAGATCCTGTTGTGGATGTGTAGTTGGTGTATATAAATGATGCCGGAATGAGAACCAAGCTATTATGAGACGCCCAGCTAAAGTTTACAGGACCAAATGATACTGGAAATGCATCTATAAAGGTATATTGACTTATAGTATTGCCGAGTGAATCAAAGTGTGATAAAGAAATATCTGATTTATATGAATCTTTATATTGCACCAGCATAAGATTTCCGGAATCTTTTAGATTAAGCATACTATCCATCCAACTTTGAATTGCAGAAATTGTTGTGCCTTTGGCATCACAATAAAAAGTAACATCTAGAGGACTAAAATTCATTCCCATAACATATGGATTAGTGATACCTTGACCATATCTTCTTACAGATGCAACTTCTGCTTGCCTAGTTGGTAAAGATGCTGCAGTGCATAAGATTGATAATTGTTTAACATCAGCTTTAATTGTGCTCGGTAGTGTGAAAGACATTTGGAAATGTGCTTCACGAGCCAACTCATTAGGAATAGCAGATAGGAACTCGTGTATATTAAAAGGCATGAATTATCCCCCAACCATCTTTTTTGAATCTTCCCAAACCTTTTCCGATGTCGCACCAACCCATTTTTGCAGTGGAAGCATTAGTGCTATGTCCCATTCAGATGCTGGAACCAAGATAAACTTGCTTTTAACATGGCTTGAAAGATAGTGTTTAAAGCATGGTTTAAATAAACCCAAATTAGAGGTGCTCTTTAATACTTGATATGATAGTTTAATTTTAGTTGTATCGTCATATCTTTGGTTATTTGTGATGGTGTATAATGCATCCATCAACTTTGCTCTTAATACAGGAGGTAAATAGTGGAGATTGATACCATAAAACCCTCCTGCTGCAGGGCCTACCATAAAGATAAGTGGAAATGCGTCCCAATAAGGTAGTTTTTCTTTTGTTTTTGCATCATAAGAAAACATAAACATTCTTCCGGGATTAGCTGGACTTGCATTATTTGTAGTTATGGAATTTTGGAATAAGTTATCCCTTTGTATTCTATTGCCACGATAGTTCTGTGCCTTATCTCGAAACCATTTTCTAGCTTCTGCGGTTTTGTTAGGAATAATTCTCTGTTCAGCAGCACGAGTTAGTATCTTTGAGAATATATAATTCTGAGTAGTTGTAGAACCGGCAGTAATTGGAGTCTTTAATGCTTTAAAGATGTCTTCTTTTTTAGCAGGACTTCCATTAGGCTTGGCATAGCCGATACCTTGCTCAGTAAACCCAAGTTTACGAAGATGTTCCTTTTCCTGAGCAGTAAGGTCGTATAGTTTTCTCGTATCTACCATTTAATTCCAAGCTCTTTCTCGGTAACAACTTTAAACTGCCACCCTCTTTCTTTACAGAATTTTTCAGCAGCATTCCACTTAGATGTATTTATCGCAAAAGTTTTTACTTCAGTGATATATCTTTTGGTATTCCTAGATCTTTTAGCTGGCGGTCTGGTTTGTATATCCGGTTTTATTTCAAGTACAAATTTTTCTCCGTGTATATTTTCTAAATACAGATCAGGATAGTAAATATGTGTACGATAATCTACTGGACTTAGATATGGCACACCGAATTCCTCTGAGGCCCACTTAATTATTCCGGGATCTTGGTCCATTCTATAAAACACGGATCTTTCCCAGCTAGATCTATAAAAAATTTTATTAACATTCCCTATGTATTTCTCTGGGTTTTTTGGAGTGAATATTCCTTGATGATACTTGCTCATAATAAATCCGTTATAAATAGAAGAATAACTATTTATAGAAATAGGGTGGGAAATGCCTACAGGTCAACCAGAAATAATCCGTAATCTTAGAGTAGGGGGAACAGGAAAATCCACTTCCTTTCCAAAGGACATTGGCAATTCTCCTAACTTCTTTTCTATTGCTTTAATGGATTATATTCCAGCAGTATCCATGACTGCCAACATGTATGGTGGAGGAGATTATTTTCACTTTCCTATGCCCATTAAAGGACTGGAAGATAATTTTTCTATCAAATATAAAGATACTGAACTCGGTGCAGTGGGTGCTGTGGTGTCTAGTTATGCTACAGGTGGTTTGGCTGGTATGGTTGGCACCGCAATTTCTGGCACCCTAATAAAAGATCTAAGAGATATGTTTAGCGCAGGTGCTGCTTCGCTTGGCGATAAGGCGGGGGCTAATCCACAACAATCAAGGGCTGCTGCCAGTCTTGCTAGTGGTAGAGTAGATAATCCAAACCTTGCCTTATTGTTTCAAGGAGTTCCTTTAAGAGAGCATGAATTTTCATGGAAGTTTATTCCAGAAAATGCTGGAGAATCTAATCAATTAATGTCGATTATAAGAAAACTAAAGTCCGGGGCATTACCGTCTAGAGAACTTAGTGGTAATTATGCTTTAACATATCCTAAGGTTGCATTTTGCTTTCTAAAAGGACCAACAAACGATTCTGTCCTTACATTCAACAAACAGGGTATGTTTATCACAGATATCCAAGTTAATTATCAGGGTGGAAGCCATGCTGCGTTTTTTCAAGGAACTAATAATCCAGTAGAGATTGAACTTAAAATAAAGTTTAGAGAAAGAGGCATTGTTACCAGTGAAGATATATCTACAGGAGCAAACTTCTGATGGCTATAAGTTATTTCTCTAACTTTCCAAGTACCAATTATTTTGGATTGAATATTCCTAATATTACTCTTAGGGTTGCATTTTATCAAAAACTGCAACAAAATTCTAGTATATTCTATCCATATACAGTCAAAGACGGTGAAAGAGCAGATGCAATCGCATATTGGTATTATGGTGATTCCGCATTTGATTGGTTGGTATATTTTTCAAATAATATTATTGATCCATATACTCAATGGCCAAAAACTTTAAATCAGTTTGATAATTTTATAACATTAAAGTATGGTTCGGTTGAACAGGCACAATCTGAAATTGTTTTTTATAGAAAAAATCCAACAACTTCATATGTCTCATATGATAATACAGATGTATCAAATGTCCAAGGTCCCGGATATAGTTTGGTGTTGAGTAATACTGATATTCGTATTACACCAGAATCATATGCTGCAATTGATGATGAAATTGATTATTTCCCTGTATATGCATATGATTATGAAACAGAATTAAATGACGCAAAGAAAAACATAGTTCTTATAGACAGCACCCTAAAACATGATATATTATCTCAACTAAAGAGTTTAATGAATGGCTGAATCACAAACACAAGTTGGTCTACTCAAAAAAATGAGTGTGGTTTTGACTAATTTCGATGGAAGCAAAAAAATAGATATTTCGAGTATGGTTATTGCTATTAGCATAACTGAAGATATTTTTAAAAATACTCTTTATGGTTCTGTGGAAATAAAAGATGCAGTCAATATGATTGGTGGAATGCCTAATAGTCCCGGCGAAAACGGGTTTTTGGTATGTGGTCAAGAATTTATTGAAATTGATTATCAAGTTGATCTTAGGGGAGATCCAATTAGTCTTAGATTTGCTGTATATGCTATATCAAATATTGATAGCAAACCAAATAATACACTCAAAGAATATACTTTGAGTTTTGCCAGCGAAGAGCATCTAATTGATGCGTCTACGGTTGTTATGAAGGCATATAGTCAGGCGCATAGCGATAATGTTACGTCATTACTAAATGATTATTTGTTCATCAACAAACCCGGAACTCCATTTAAGGGCAAGAGGGTTAAAAATCTAAATAAACTACAGACAACTAAAGGTCTACAAAAAGTAGTAATTCCTAGACTTTCTCCACTACAAGCGGCACAATTTTTAGCCAGAAGGTCCATTGCAGATCAGACATTTAATTCTGCCACATATTTGTTCTTTGAAAACTTCAAAGGATTTAACTTCTGTGATATTGAATTTTTAATTACTGCTGGATTAAATAAACTTGGTGGGGGAAAGACTTCATCTGATGCAGGATTTTCTGTTGGTTCAGATTTTCAATATTACTTTGAAAGTCCTCATGCAGTAGATCCATCTAAAAATACTGCTTTGAGAGAAGTTCAGACTGTAATGGCAATGAGCCATAAGAGTTATTTTGATACTGTAGAGAAACTCAAACGAGGAATGTTTGAATCTGATGTAATTGTATATGACTTTATTAATCAGAAAACGATTCCAACCAGATGGAGATTTGCTAATAACGCTGCAAATTCTGTCACTTTAGGAAATCTCTCTGGACACTCCTTTAATGAGAACACCCCAGACTTTATTAAAATTCTTACAGATACAGATGACAAAGACCAACGTTATAATAGAATGTTCCTTATTCCAAAGGATCTTTCTCAGACATCACAAGACAATTATTTAGATTTAATTTACCCATCTAGAGCATCATACTTCACTAGATTGGCTCAAAATATGTATACTCTCAGTGTATATGGCAATCCAATGATTAATGCTGGTGATGTAATATCATTAAATGTTCCTGCTGGTGAAGGCAATACGCAGAAGGTTTCTCCTAATGATGAAATATTAACTGGATATTATTTGGTTTGTACAATTAATCATCAACTGACACAGACAACATATACTGCTAAGATGGATGTATATAAAAATGCATTTGGCGCACAAAATCAAGCAACAGATGTGGCTAAAAACACACCAGAGAAGCCAGTAAATAATAATTCTCTAATTCAGCAATATAAATCTGATCTAAGTACACCGAATAGAAGCTTAACTGATGATGGCAATCCATCATCTGGTCAGAATACATCTGGTATAGCATCGTTCTTAAAGAAGATCATAGGAATATAATATGATAATGACTGAGTCAAATCCACATTTCTTTGGACTAGATAAATCTTTCTTCTTTTTTGGTAAAGTAGAGAGCAGAGATGATCCTCTTCAGCTAGGAAGAGTTCAGGTAAGAATATTTGGATTACATCCAGATGATACCAATTTGGTTGCCACACATGATCTCCCATGGGCCTTTCCTATTATGCCAATCAACTCTGCTATGACCAGCGGAGTTGGACATGCTCCGGTTGGAGTTCTTCCCGGATCTATTGTGGTTGGATTTTTTGCTGATGGGATTGATAGACAGATTCCCATGTTCTTTGGAACCATGTCTGGAGGAACTGGCCACTTTGGTGCTGGTGGTGATGGGGCTACTGGTCAGCCAGATATGACAAGTGTACCTCCTCCTGCAAATATTCCAGTATCTGGATCTGTTGTGCAGAAAGGAACTGCCGCATCTAAGATACTTCTATCAAGATTTGGTTCTTCAATGAAACCACATATGGCTGCTGCTATTACAGGCAATTTAGCTCATGAATCCGGCCTTAGAGCCATTAGAGAGGGAAGTTCAAATGATACTACCCCTTGGCCAAGAGGAACTTCTCGTAAGGGGTATGGTTGGGCACAATGGACAGACACCGCACCAAACAAAGGTAATTATACTTTGTTTCTAAATTATTGTGATCAATATAAACTAGATCCATCATCATATCAAGCGCAATCTGGATTTCTTGCTCAATGGTTAGCACAAGATAGACAGATGCAATCTTATATGAAAAATCTAACTTCTGGAAATAAGATTACTGTTAATGAGAAATTTCGTGGCAATCCATATTGCTGGAACGGGACATATGATTGTGCTACAGTTGAGGGCGCTACTGCATATTGGATGGCAGTAGCAGAGAGACCCGCCAAGAGTGGTGGTAGAGATCATTTGGATGCTAGAGTATCTTATGCAAAACAGATATTAAACGGTCTCCAGAGCGGTAGCAATGGTACTGGTGGTCCAATTGTAGCACAACAGAAACCACAAACTGGCACAAAAGCACCACCGAAATAAAGGATATATTATGTCTGATGATCAGGATATTTTTAGTAAAGCATATAGTGGAACCATTGCAACTTCGACCTATAATGGAAATGATCCAACAACTACAGGTGTAGGTATTGCTACACCGCCCGCAAATACTCTTCCATATTCCACATCTACAGAGCCTTTAGTTGGAAACAGCAACATTGTTCCTTTGACTAGTTCAACTATTCAATCTCCAAAAAATGTGGTAAAGACCTTTAGATCGATTACTTTAATATATGGTGCAGATAGCGGTGGATTTAGTGCAATAGTTTCTCATCCGACATCTGGATTTATTGTATATGAAACAGATGTATCTGGAACGAATGTAGATTTTCCTGCGGCCAAGCTAAATTTACTAACTGGTCTTTCAGATTTCATATCCTCACCAAACACTGCATTATTAATTGCTAATGGTGATATTAGTTCGGACGATTTAATATCTCTGGCCGAAGTGATTGCTGATGTCACCATTAATTTTATCTCTGACACTTTAGTTTTTCAGAATTACTTCAACCAATTAAATGCAACCAATCAGGTGGTTGATGTGGCATTTGGAAGTAGTAGTGATCCATTAGCAGCAATTTCCAGCTTTTTATCTGGAGCGGCCAGTGAAGTATCTGGTATTCTTGGGAGTGCAGTCAGTGATCTATTAGGAGGATCTTCTGGTTCTTCTAATACTTCTCCCCCGACATATTCAGATTTAATTCTTGGAATGGAGATGCCAAATACCAGCATTGTATCTTGCACAACATTTCCAAAGATTAATACTGTATTAAGTTTAGATACTGGAGGTGCTAATGCTTTTATTACGCCTATTCCATTGGCTAAAAATCCAGTAAATCCGAATCAACCGACTGTGGCCAATCCAGAGACCAGAGTTTCTAATCCAATTGCTGGTGAGCCACAGAAGGAAAGAAAATCTGAATATCCATATAATAAGGCACACAATACAGAGGGTGGCCATCTAATAGAGGTTGATGATACTCCGGGAAGCGAAAGATTACTTACTCAGCATAAGAGTGGTACATATCAGGAGATGCATCAGGACGGATCTCTTGTTCATAAGGTAGTAGGCGATAACTATACTATTGTAGCTCATGATAATATTGTTATCATTCAGGGCAAGTGTTCGGTAAGAATACTTGGAGATGCCACATTAAAGGTTGGTGGACATTTAGTAATAGATGCTGATGCTGGTATTAATATGATATCCAAGGGAGATTTTAGAGTAAAGGCCAGATCTATTTGTATGGATGCAGAGGCTGGTGATTTCTCTATGAATTCTGCTGGTAATATTGATATGATGGCCAAGGGGGACTTTAATAACAAAGCCACTAATATTAATCAAGAATCATCTGCGGTTACGTCTAACAAGACAGGATCTACTTTTGTGGTCAATTCGGATGATTTTTCTGTGGTCGCATCTGGCGACATCAATATGTCTTCGGCAGGAGATTTTAATGAAACTGCGGGTGGTAATCTAAATCTGTTACCAACCGGATATACAGCAATTGGCGGATCATCTATTGAGATGGGATCGACAGCTAATTTCAATAATCAGACAAATCTAACTGGAGTAGATCCACAGGGAGGAAATGTGACTCCAATAACTGGAACAGGATCACAGACGCCAACTGCAGCAACAAAATATGATGCTAATCCAGCGGCGGAAGCTAAAGGATCAGGAATTGCATATAGCACCAATCCAGATAAACTATTGGAGGATGCTGATGATGATCCACAGGCTGCTGCCGCTGCTATTAAGCATGGATTAGAGAATGGTATGATAAGCAAAGACGAATTAAATGCTACACCAACAGTAGGTGGAACAGATAGTGGTGCTCCGGGTAATACCAAAGCATCCTTCACAAATCCAACTATAGGAAATCTTGGAAGTAGTGCTCCAGAGAATATGAAACTATCAAATCATTTTATGCTTTCAAGATTATCAAGTGCATGTCCATCTTCAGAACATCCTGTCATGGCACAATGTGGATTATCGGTCACTCAGATAGTAGGCAATCTTCAATTGTTAGCACAGAATTGTCTGGAACCTATTATTACTCAATATCCAGATTTGGTAGTTACTTGTGGATTTAGACCAAATGGACTTAATGTACCCGGTGGATCGAGTAAATCTCAGCACCACTTAGGACAGGCAGCAGATATGCAATTTAAAAGTGCTCAGGGAAATGTTCAGAGAATTTATAATATAGCACAATGGATTAAAGCCAATGTGGTATTCGATCAACTATTGCTAGAGTATAAGTCCACTGGAAGCAAATTACCATGGATTCATATTTCTTTTAATGGGGCTAAAAATGGACATCAGGTATTAACCTTAATGAATGGATCTACACATTCTAAGGGATTGGCTTTATTAACATAGGTCTATGAATAGATCAAAGGGATCCATATGGAACCTTAAAGTTACTAATATGGAACCTTAAAAGACAGTAAAATCGCGTAGCCGTAGGGGACCCATAAAATAATATAAAACCCTTTAGAATAAATTCAGATAGGATTGTGGTATATTATGATAGGGATCCTAATTAGAATATAGTGCTAACCACAGTGCTAACCACAGTGCTAACCACAGTGCTAACCACAGTTCTGAGTCTATGGAACCATATAGAAAAGAGAAGAGTAAAGCCGAATAATAAAATAGGGATCCTATAGAAAAACAAAAAGATCCTAATATGGAACCTTAAATGGGACCCAGAATAAATCGGGATAAGGCGAAAAGGGATCCATATGGAACCTTAACGTCCCCTATATGGAACCTTAAAAGACAGTATATCACACATTTTACTGATTCGCAATAGTCAAAAATAGTTTTCACCAGTTTTCCACAGATTATTGCAGATTCTCACCTAGTCCATTTTTGGACTGTAAGCCCCTTTAAGGGCCTTGCCAGAATTGCCTAGTCCCCATACCTGCTAGAGATACAAATCACCCTAGCAGGTATGGGAGGGGATTCTAGAGGGCTTTTAATTCCGCCTTAATCCGCTTTGCATCTTCCCCTCGCCACGTTCCGGCATTAGCTAGAAAATACAAAACAACAGACTTGCCAGAGTCGTAATAGTAAGAGTCATTAACAGAATCCAGAGTCGCCATTGCATCCAGATATGGCTTGGCAGCATAGTTTACTTTGGGCCAAGTGCGGTAAATTTCACGGGCAATAGTGGAAAGAGAACGAGTCATAATAGATTCCCCTTAGGTATATCAGACAGGGATCAAACCAGATTGTCTGCCCTGCCCTATTCTTATCGCATAACCAAAGCCGATTCGCAAGCCCTAATTTTAGGCCAATTCCAGCCAATCAAGGCAATCGCAAGCTTTCATGAATCGATCTTCATCGAATCGGCTATTGTCTGCCCTAAGCTTGCTGGCAAATTGACTTGCCACATCAAAGCGGATTGCCTTTTGAGGAATCGAGCAAACAATATCCGCAATAAAGATGTAATCTTTGCGAGTCATAATCAATTCCAGTTTGTTAAGGGGAAGCCGGATTGCCTCCCCTATTTCCTATCAATAGCGAATCAATTTGATTCGGTCAAGATTCATAATCATAATTGATAAAGAGAATCGTGTTATACCCATACGGCCTAAAGACAATCGAATCCCCATAAGATTCCTTCTTGCCTCTGACTCCTGTCAATCCCATTGCGGCCTTTGCTTTTCGCATTAGTTCCCGCTCAAAGATTCGATTTGCCTTGCCATAATTCGTGCCACCATCATACCCATAATGAGTCAATTCTGGCATATGAATCTTGGCGCGCTTCAGCCAACAATAGTTTGCATCTCCACCAAAAGTATCGGTATATTCAATCTTATAGCTATTCATGGCTGATTCCTTAGCAGAGTTTTGATAATCAATCAATAATCGAATCAGCGATTCGTGTCAAGCGATAATTGAATAGGCATATAATTTGCCAAATCATAAGGCAAAATCATGGTTTTATATTTTCTTTGCAGAATCTTATCGCGTGGCACAATAATCCGACTCGTAAATTCATGAATCGAACCACATTTATAGCCGATTGATTCATGCCTCCGACTCGTAATTTTCACCTTAACATATCGGACTCGATTAGGCGACTCCTCGATTGAAATTACTTTGCAAGCGATGAGTCCAGCGAAAGAATCGATATATGCTAACATAACGAATCTCCTAGTTGCTTCCAATAACCATTAGATAACCCGATTCGTTTCCCTAGTCAATCCCCTATGCTGCAATCTTTATCATACCATATGAACGAATCGGGCTGCGATCACGATACGACTCACGATATTCCGGCTTCTTTTCATAGCGATTGATATATTTTTCAATGAAAAGACTGGCATCACAATCTTCTTCCAAATAGACTGTCTTGCCCTTCATATAGCTATATCCACTAATATCCCTAATGTCAATCCCCACATCAGTCAGATCACTAATCTTTACAGCCAGCCAGCCATGACCGGGATCAGAATGAAAAATAAATTTCTTGGCTTCAATGGTTTTATGCATTTTTTCAATCCTTTGTCGTTTCCAGTGAATTGCTTTTATACTGATTCGCAATCAACGTCAAGATATTCTCAAGAGATTCTTAAATCTTTGATCTTGATATATCCAAACGGAAAGGAATTTACAAAATCCAGCATTTACGGGCATTTTTCAGCCATTAAATTTTAGTTTCTTTTTAGCTAAAATCCAGCATTTTCGGGCCTTTTTGAATAATTTGTCTACATTCATTTACAAGAGTCGTAGTCCTATACCACCAAGGGCCTGAGAATCGATGCTGTTTTTTAGAAAATAGCCAAAAAAGCCAATGGAATCAATGACTTAGTGGCTATTCTTAAAGAAAAAACAAACTAGATTTATTCCTCTGCATTAGGTTCATAATGGGAGGCCAATTCTTCCCAATTAATGCCGGAAAAATCAATCAAATCAGCGACGAATCCAGTAAAGCCGCCAATTTGTTCCTCGATATAATCCATCACATAGGATTCGATATAGTCCGAATCAATCTTTTCACCCTCCGAAGCCATATCGGCAAAAGAATCTCCAAACCAGATATTAACCAGCCAAGTATTGCGATTTGTCCAGCCGTTATATTCCATCTTAAATTCCTTGTTTCGATGATTAGAAACTAGCAGACGATTCGATTCGTGTCAAATGCTTTTTTCAATAAAAATCACGCAACAATAACTAGGCGGATTCGTAAAGAATTGCCCAATAAGATTGCTATTGAATTGATTGTCAATAACAAAAAACATTTTCAATTCCTTTAGGTTTGCATCAGCGTTTCGATAGATATGTTTTAGACCGATTCGGATCAGGAGTCAAGAACAATCTAATCTATATCTAGGTGGAATTGCTTCGCAATTTGCTTCGCATTAACTGATTCGTTTTAGTTTAGTTTAGATATAGTTCAACCCCATATTATGAGTATATCATAGATTCAAACTATGTCAAGATCAAAATCAAAGTTATCCACAGATAATTGCATAATATCATAAAAAAATAGGCAGACTCGTTGGCATAGCCTCGGAATCTGCCTTAGTTAGGGAGCAAATTAGTTTTCAGTTAGAAAACTATCATAGACTAGTTGCTTATTCTGCCTCTGATTCCGCTTTGCAATAGCCTTTTGCTTTGCATAATATCCGCGAGTCTTGTCACGATTAGGCGCAATTTCATCGGCGGAATAAATGGAATAGGTTTGCATCGTCTTACCTCCAAGTTGATTATGGATTTATCCTAGACCGATTCAGATCAGGAGTCAAGAGGCTCTGTAAGTTTTTTGATTGTTTCTTTTGCCTCTTGAATAACTGTCTGAATCATATCTGAATAATAATCGTTTTCTGTCACAAATTCCATTGCAGATTCATAGCAGCAACCGCCAAGACAATCTGAAGCCAATTCGATTCCATTTTTGCTGGCTGTTACCCTAGATATAAACCAATCATAATAGCCTGATTCGATCTTGTCAAACAAATCTTCATCTTGTTCACGATATTCTTCACCAGAATCAAAGCAATCTCTAGGATTCATATCCTCTGGCAAGGCATAAAATTTAATCTCAAATTCGCCAACATTTTCCGAATGAATCAGCATCGTTTTATCCCTATTTGCTTTCGATACAGCCTTTATATCCCGATTCGTTTTCTATGTCAACAAGATTCGATCAATGCACAACAACCCTGTTTTTTTTAGCTTTTTTCTACATTTCATTTTGTGCCTATTTTTTAGGCAATTTAGTGTGTGGCATGGAGCCGTCTAGGAAAAATCTTAGATCAGTCTAAGAAAAATCCTATCAGTCTAGCATATCTGTAGGAAAAATCTTAGACTATTCGCTGGATTGATCTATCAATCGCTATCCTCTATAGAACAAATCATCCAATCGTCTAATGCTTCCATATAGTCATTGCCTTTATATGTCCAAATAACAATCGCGTTAGGTTCAGCGTCTAAAAATTGTTCTACTGCATGGTCGCTATCCTCTGCCATGAAACTATATCCTAGAGGAATGTCTAGGGGTAGATTGTCTATATTCTTATACAATACAATATAGTTATCCATTGGCTTTATCCTCTATAGACTATTTAGTTTATTCTTAGCATCATCTAGTTGTTTTTCCAGATCACTAATAATCTTTTCAATGGATTCCCTTTCCGGATTAGTCAATGGGGTAAATTTGTTAATAAGACTCTTTACAAAAGGAATTGCATCGGATTCCAGATCATCAATAGCAACACCAAGACCATTAACATTCAATTCATAACCAAGTTTGTTCCTTGACCTATAACCAGTTAGAGTCTTTTTCTGATAGATCAAACTGAACCAATCATCATTCGATTGAATATCAGCATTACCATAGACCATAGCATTACCATAGACAATAGCATCACCATAGACCATAGCATTACCATAGACACTAGCATCACCATAGACAATAGCATCACCATAGACCTTAGCATTACGAGAGACCATAGCACCACCATAGACCTTAGCATTACCAGAGACATTATCGGGGGTTTCAATATAAGCCATAATTAATTCCTTACCAGTTATGTTTCGTTTTTAGACTGATTCGCTTTCAGTGTCAAGCCAAATAAAATCTAACTGATCCAGTCTCTGCCAATTCTTCCAATGGGCAACGAATCATATAGTCTGGATAATACCAGAATCGGCCCTCAATTTTACTGTCACCATTATCAAGGTAATCCATAGACTCAGCGATGCAAGGCGCATTAGTCAATCCCACAAAAGGATTAGCACCACCAGCATCAAAAGGCGTAAATGAACCATTGCATGAATATGGCTCAAATATCTCTGCCATAGTAGACCAAAATCCATTCTTGTCAAGAGATTCTTTAATCTCAATTTGATCCTCTGGAGAATCAGCGACTACCCACAAATTACCCGACTCGACTTCAATCTGAATACCTACGTTCATGTCAAACCATCCTTTGTTACTATGAAATGATATTAGACTGATTCGCTTTCAGTGTCAAGCATCCATTTCAACATATTTCTTGCCAGTGCCATGTGCAGGGATTACAATAGAAACTTTGGCCTTACCGCTAGTTCCCATGCAAGCTTTGCAGGATAGGCAATTAGTTTTCTTGCCCATTTCCTCACTTGCCGGACAAATTACTTCCATTTTCTTAACAGGATCAGCATTAGCAGAGACTCGAAAGGTGCGATATCCCTTAGCCATTGCGGCAATCGAATCATCAATCGAATCTGCACTAGCCATTACCAGCTTAGACCATTTCTTGTCAATGGTTTTCCATTGGTGAGTGTATCCAGTCCAGCCTGCCGCCTTAGATAAAATCTTTTGCCAAATTTCCATAGGCACAGCAGCAGGATCACCATAACTTCCTACGCGAATCGTCTTTCCAGCAAACTTATCAATGTCAATAGCAGGATAAATGCCGCGATTAAATGCTTTCCACACACCCAGAGGGCCATGAATAAGAGTCACATAACAAGACCGATTCTTGCCCATATCACCCTTATGAACACAATTACCGCAAATCGAAAAATCCTCATTAGTGCGATTAGCATCAATAGGACTAATATCAGAACGAATAATATACGTCTGAATCATTGCACCAGTCTTGCTATTCTGACTGGCCTTAGCAAATCCGGTAGCAATTACCACAATCGGCTTACCATCCAGCATGGAAGGGCCTTGATACAAAATCATGATTCGCTCCTATATCGTTTCGATAATCAGGCTCTATAGTGATTCGCTTAGATTGTCAAATGATTATTTTACAATCTTGACCTTGTGACCTAGTGCTGCCTCAATTTCAGCCACAGTCAATTCCTTAATGGATTCTGTTTTAGTAAACTTCTTAATAAGATTGTTTACCACAATATCAAACCCATCACTAAGCGAATCAAGATCAATAGAATGGCCATTAACATTCAGTTCATAACCAAGTTTGTTCCTTGACCTATAACCAGTTAGAGTCTTGCCTTGATAAATGAAACTAAACCAATCATCATTCGATTGAATATCAGCATTACCATAGACCCTAGCATCACCATAGACCCTAGCATTGCCAGAGACCACAGCATCACCATAGACCACAGCATCACCATAGACCACAGCATTACCATAGATAGTAGCATCACCATAGACATAGGCATTACTATAGACATAGGCATTACTAGAGACATTATCGGGGTTTTCAATATAAACCATAATTAATTCCTTAGTTAGAATCAGTCCAAGCGATTCGATAACTCTTATACTTGCCGGGATTGTCCCTGTCAAGAGCCTCAATAAACTCACGTTCCTTGCCTACCTGATAATCATAACTAAAGCAAGAAAAAGATTCCCACGTTTTAGTGAATTCACCACGTTCATTTATGGTTACAATAGGTTCCACCAATTCAGCATATACAGAACTAATATCATTATACCTAGTGTTGGAGAGAGTCTCAGTGATATTCAGCATTGTTAATCTCCTTAGCTACTATGCAACCCTTCTATGCCGATTCGTTGCCAGTGTCAAGTTCAATCCAATCGGCATATTTGGAATCCTTTCCACATGCTTTGCAAGTGACATTATCAAACGCAGTGACCAATTCATAATCTTGCTTATCTACATCCCACACCGCATAAGCATCAAAATAAACATCCTTACTAGCACAATGCCCACAAACCGGAATGATTTTAGAAATTGTCATAATGATTCTCCTCAACAATTCGTCGGCTACATTATACAGATTCGCTTTACTTTGCAAGCCTCTTATTCATCATGTTGACATAATTTTGTGCATGGTGCTTATGAGCATAGTGCAAATCCAAAGGAACTCCCTTATAGGTGATTCGATATTTGTCACCAGTCATAATCACATTAAACATAATCGAATTCCTTTGTCAATGATTCATCACCAAATAATTTGAGCCTGTCGAGTTGTGACATTATTGTTATCCACAACCAGAGTCCAGCGATCATCATTTTCTTCACCAGAGGCACGAATTTCACCATTTACAACATGGTCAAAGGTAAAATCCTTGAATTGCGAATCACCAGACTTAGATGCAATGGCATTAGGCTTTAGAAAATGGTCAATGATATATTCCATCCATTCATCAGATGAATAAAACTTTTCGCCACCATCCCATTCAATTTCAGTGCCAGATTCGTTCACAATCCACTGACACCAGAGACCGGGCTGGCTTTCATCAGGCCGATTATAATCAATAATATCATCATCACTAACCTCAACAAAATATGGCCCCTTGGTGCGCTTCATGTGACGGATGTCAACAAACTTATTCAGATATGCAATCTCAGCAGGATTCAGCGGCGGATTGATCGAGACGCTGCCATCAAATTCGGTTGTATAACCCACAATAATTCTCCTTAGTGTATTAGTGATGATTCGTTTTTAGATCATGATTCGATTCGTGTCAAGCGTTATCCGATTCCCATTCAGCCATATTTTCGCTAATGCAAAATAAATCATCCAATGCATCCGGAATCACTTTGGCGACATCATCTGCATTTTCGGGAATATCATAATAACAATCGCTACCATCCTGCCAGATACCACAGAATCCCATGCCGGGTTCATAGTAATATGCTTCAATCTCAAAGCCAAGTTCCATCAGCTTATCATAAGCACCTATAGGGGGAGACCATGCCGAATCAAAATTTACAAGCAATTCATTCTGGCTATAATCGGCAATACCACCAGCATCACCAATATCCCATTTAGTTCCCCATTCGGCAACACAAAAATCATACCAATCTTTGTAACCATACTTTTCGATATTGGAAGCCTTTTGTGCCTCATGCACTTCGCGCTTATCATCAGCAACGCCACCAGCCACAGTGTCAAGTAATTCTTGAGCAACAGGGATAAAAGTGTTGAGCAATTCTCCCTTACCAAACCCTTCGATGGCCTTGGCAATCATTTCAGGATTCTCGTGGCGAAAGGTCACTACATTGTTGCACCAGTTTGGCATTTCAAATCTCCTATATCGTTTCGATAAATTGCTTTTAGAATGATTCGTTTAGATTGTCAATAATTATTTTTAATTACAATTCCAGCCGATAACCATCCTCAGGCTTATAGGTATATCGCCTCATATCCATAACTGACTCTTGGGTAGCGGTTCCGCTCCAATTCTGGAATCGATGACATTCAACAAAAACATCATCCTTATAGATATTAACATAATAGTCAAGCATCTTTGATTGACCGGGTGTGTTTAGAATCTGAACATCTTTCATAATCAATCTCCTATCAGTTATGATTCGTTTTTAGATCATGATTCGATTCGTGTCAAGACAAAAAAAGAGGAAGCCTTTTTACGGGCTTCCTCAGTTGGGGAGTAAACTAACTTTATCAGGCCATTTCAGCCATTTCCATTGCAGTATTCAATGCCTTGATATTGCGTTCGACGTTTGTGCCAAACCAGACAGAGTTCAGTCGGTTATCATCAGAACGTCCCTGAATATGATTCGTAAAATACGTCAAGGAATTAAAAATCTGCCAAAATGTCCCTTCACCATATTCTGCACCAGCCTGAGTCTCTAGTTGTTCAGCCGCGATTCGGGCAGGACGAGAACCAAAGCCACCTTCATCTGCCTTGGCATTCTTGCAATCAAATACGCGATTGAAATACTCAACAATATCCTCATTCTTATACCGCTTAGAAGCAAGATACTGTCCCATTTCCTTATACTTCATCAGCTTATCCTTGGCAATACCAATAGCCATCTTTGCCTCATCAGGATTAAACTTTTGACGATGATCGACTCGATAATTGTGCTTTGTATTGCCAGCAAGAGCCATAGTCAAGGTATTATTGCATACAGTTCTGGTGTTGGTAGATCGAATATCAATCGCCTTTCCATACTTGTGTGGATTAGAAAAGAGCAGATAACCTTCAATCACATCACCCTTTACCACTTCGATTGATTCGTTAATCTTGGCATTAGCCCAAATAATTTGACCACCATGAAGCGATCCAGCGGTGTCCATTGAACAGTTTCCAGCGGCTACGAAGTCATTAAAGAATTCAAACGCTTCGATATTCTGAGTAGGATTCCAGTTATCACCACCAACAATGTCCAACACCTTTCCATCGCTAGTCCGAGTCAGTGCATAACGATTAGTAATCTTAATATGATCGCCAGCATGACGAGTATAAAGAGGAGTCTTCTTAACTTCCCAGTCGAGTCCTGCTGCTTCCATCATTTGTTGCGGAGTCAGATCAGGTGCAACCTGAGTTCCGAGTTCGTGCCAAATCTCATTACGATCACCAGTGAAGGCCATCTGAACCTGACCATCAAGAATCTCAATTTCGTGCGCCAAAATAAATTCCTTTCAAAGTTTTGTTGTCGATGAATATGTTTTAATATGATTCGCGATTTATGTCAACAAGATTTTTAATAATTTTGTCGAATATACTCCAGATTACTCAGAGCATGATTAACACTATTCCTTACAATATAAAACTCTTCATCACTGGCTTCGCTTGGATGATTATAGTAACAGCCAAGAATGTTATTGGCACAGATACTAATATCACTGCGGGCGATGTCTTGCGCGCCGTCGATTGTGTCCACTGCCCCGTTGATGTTGAGAAGCGCGTCCCTGAAACGCTCGTTCTCCTCCTCCGCCACCCGCAGCCGTTCGGTGAGGGCGCGGTTTGCGGCGATGGCATTAGCAGCGGCATCCACAACGCTTTTGGGTGCGCTATAGGCTGAATACCCCCCGCTCTGCGCGGGCTTGTCGGCGGGTGGGGTGGGGCGCTGGTTCCACGCGGCGATGGCTTCAGCTTCAGTTGCCTTTGTGGGCCCCCGCATACAGCAGCTTGAACACGACACTAGCCAATTCCCAAACTGAACGCGATGGGCGAGAGGTGAAAAATCCCCATCGCGTTCGGCAGCCTCACACCAAGGGTTCGGGCCCGGCTTCAACTCACTCTCCATCGGTCAGTCCTTTCGGGTAGCTAGAGGGGTGGGCACAGTCTCGGTGAACGGGGGTGCTGATCCCGTTGCGGTCTTGCAGTGTCCATTTGTCGTGGTTGCTCATGCACTTCCCGCAGTCAAAGCAGGTTCGCGCCTGTTTGGCAGGTGGTCGAATAGGCTGCTTGCACAGAGAGCATCGCTCAACTGTCATCGGTCAGTCCTTTCCATTCTTCCCAGACCTGTTCGGTCTGCCAGATCAGCCCAGCGTCTTGGCCAAGGTAGCCGCCGTGAACCAAGTATTCGTGGGCTTCTTTGATGATCCCTGCCATCTTCTCAGCAACGGCGTTCTTTGCCTCCGCCTTTTCCAGCGCGGCGGTGAGGCGGGTGATTTCGGTCATGGCGTTGTCTATAGA